ACTGACCTCCGAGGTACACCCGCAGAATCTTCTGCTGTTCGGGAAGCGGGTATCCGCTAACCAGCGGCGTCGTACTCGTCGTGAACGTGATCTCCGGCCATTGCACGTCGAACGCAATCTGTTGCCGGCCACGATTGATGAGATTCGTGAGGTCGCTATCCGTCCAGCGGTTTTGCGTCTGTTCGGCTAAGAGAATACGACAGAGAGCGATCTCGTCCGTGAGCTGCATCTAGGCATCTTTCTTGCGCTTGACGACGTTATTCTTCGGAACAGTCCCACGCGCTTTCGCGATGCCTTCTTTGGAGTACGGGTTGGCCTTCGCAGCCGCACTCGTCCGAGCGGGTGCTTTCTTCGGGGCAGCAGCAGTCTTGCCCGTCGCCGGACCAGGTTTCGCCTGTTTCGCGCCGACTTTGGGAACGTGCCCGGACTTCACGCCGGTCGTCGGCACCTGTTGTTCTTTAGGTGCAGACGCCTGGCCCTTTTGCTTCGGGGTGGCCGAGGACTGCGAGCCCTTGCGTCCGGCAGCCGGAGCAGACGACTCTTTCTTCGCAGTAGACGACGCCCGACGAGCGTTGTTCGCCTGCTTGTTGCGGATGTAGTCGATGTCGTCTTGCATCCCCTGTTCTTTGGGGTTTTTGGCGACTTTGCGCGCCGGCGCAGGTGCCAGGTCACGCCCGGTTACGGATTTCGTCGGCTTCGGGAGCGCCTTCTGGGTGTAGGTCCGAAACGGCGAACTGCCGCCGAGGCTCTCGTGGTGCTCGCCGATTGCCTGTTCGATCTTCTCGGTGACGCCAGGCAGCTTTTGTTCGAGGACGGCCAGGGCATGGTCAATCGGGTGCAGCGACGCACCGACGATCTTCGGTCCCGCCTGGGCCATGCCACGCATCGCCCCGCCGGCAACGCCACCAGCGCCCATCCGAGCAGCCAGGGCACCAGCGCCGCCAGCAGCGCCAGCTACGCCGCCAGCAGCCGCAGCCTCGGGGGCAGCAGCCGCCATGAGCGGAGCAGCCACCGCGCCTCCGACGGTGCCGAGGATGTCTTTGTCGACCGTGTTCGCGTCGACGTTCGGGGCAGGCCGACCCAGCTTGCCGTAAATCTTGTTGACTGTCGGCTGATCGCCGGTTTCTTGGGCGTCGTTGCGCTGCGTCCGATAGAACTTCTGCTGCCGGGCAGGACGTTCCAGCTTGTCGTGAATCTTCTTAACCATCGGCTTGTCGTTCGTCTCCTCAGCTTTGATGCGCTGCGCTCGATAGAACGCCGTTTTCTGGGCGTCTGTCATGGCTGAGTATAGACGACAAGATTCAGCGTACCGCTGAGTGTTGGGGTCGCCCCGAGAATCACCCCGCGAATGGCGACGAGAGGCAGAGAAATGTACAAGACCGAGGTCGTCGTGTTGGTGATCGCAGCACCGCCACCGGTCGGCGCAACGCCCGTCGTCGAAACCGTCAAGGGATTCGACCAGTAGAACGAGTCTGCGGTCGTCTCGACAGAGCCGGCGGCCAGCGGGAACCAGGAGGCAGCCGCACCAGTTACAACGCCGTTCGCCGTAGCGTTATCCAACGTCCCGAGAATATACACACCGCAAGTCGTGAGCGTCCCGGTTCCGGTGAGACAAACTGCCCACTTCGTAAACGTTTTCGCTTGGAGGGCAACAGGTCCTGAATCAGAGCCGGCACCAGACGCGGCCGTGAACGTGTAAACAAGGGCTCCTCCCTCGTTTCCATAGGTCGTTACATTGCTACCCATCGTGCCTGCCTCCCCTGTTGGTTTAGTGTATCACACACCCGAGAACGCCCAACAGGCCACAGGCGATAAAGGCGAGGATTTTCCAGTTGTCGTTGCGGTCGGGGGCGTTCTTAGTAGACGGCGCTTCCAAAGGTGTTGCTTCCTTCTGGCTGGGTCACGAACATGTCGTAGGGTGTGCCCCAGACCGAGATGTTATAGACGCCTGCTTGAGTCGCCGTTCCTGACTGTCCGATACGCATGGCGACCGACTGTCCAGCCTGCACGATGCCGTCGAAACTGTCCGACCCCGGCACAAGATAGAACACGCCCGAAGCGTTCGCCGTCTGCGCGAGCGTGAGAATCGACGGGCGCGTTGCAGCCGAGAACATCGTTTGACCAGCCGTTGCCACAGTTGGAGGCGTGATTCCAAGGGGCGTCGTGTCCAGGTTCCAGATCGTCGCGGTCGACGCAGCCGAGCCAACCAACAGGTTAATCGACGTCGCTGTGGAGCCGGTGTTCGGCGTTACGGTCACGAACGTGACTGCGAACGGTTTGAACGTGAACGGAGCGGTGAGCATCGACCCCGGTGCGATACTCGTGGCGTTCGTGTAGATCGTCGCGGCCGTCCCGACCGAGAGCAGGTTGAAGTGCAAGCCGACCCATGCACCGTACGCGATTGCCGAGCTAGAGGGGTTGTGCTTCGCCTGCGTAACTTGGACGCCGGGGTTCGGCACTAGTAAATACCAGCCCCGCCCGTAAACGGCCCGATTTCCGGCTTTGTCACATAGACGTCGAACGGCACGCCCCAGAGCGTGAACGTGTAGACGCCTGCCGTCGTCGCCGTGCCCGACTGTTGGCAGCGAATCACAATCGGCGTCGCAGCCGCGAGAATCCCGTCGAAGCCGTCTGTGCCAGGCACGGGGTAGTAGACCTGCGTACCGAGCGCGGTCTGCATAACAGTCGTCGTAACCGGCGCAGTCGCGAATAATTGCTGACCTGCACTAGCGGTCTGGGACGGGATAATGCCGAGCGGCGTCGTGTCAGTCGTGAACACGACACCTGTTGGTGTCGTCGTCGTCGAGAAAACGTTGAACGACAGCGCGGTGCTCGCGACGTTCGCTGTGATTGTCGTGAGACTAACGCCGAAAATCTTGAACGCGAACGGCAGAACCGCTACGCCGGCGATGGAGTTCGCGTTTCCGTAGGTCGTCGCGTTCACCCCGACGGAAACCTGGGGGATTTGCGTTCCACACCAGGCACCGTAGGAGATTGCTTCAGACGCGAGACGATTTTTGGACGTTGTAACCTGGGGCACTTAGGACTCCTTCTTAAGCGCCTTGGCTCCCTACGATGCCCCGGCCATTGATCGCGCCCCAGGTCCCCCGGAACTCGACCGAGTGATTGAGGTTCCCGGTCTGTTGGTCGACCCAGGTGTTCTGTTGGTTGTCCCACTTGAGGTCGTAAAAGACCGAGTGACCGTCTGCGCCGATGGGCGCTTTGCCAGCCAGCACGAACCAGGGGAACGGGCCAGTTGCAGCGGCGGTCAGGTACTCGATGGCGTACGGTTCGACCGAACCAGCGACGGCGTTGACGCGGTTTTCAGCAGTCGTCGGGTAGTAGAACGACTGCAGAACTTCGACGACGGTCTTGTGCAGACCAGGCGGGTAGATGAGCGATTGTGGCGTCCGATAGGTCAACAGGCCCCGGTCGTCGGGAATCGTGGTCATCAGGACAAACGCCTGTTGGAGCGATTCAACAGTTAGTGACACCGCTCCGAGCGAGTTGGAGTACGTCGAGTACTGTGCCGATGGAGACACAATCGGGTGACTCGTCGAGCAGAGCGGCAGATTGTCCACAGCCAAAGGAGCGGCGGTCGAGAACGCGAGATTGAACACGTTCCAGAACAAGAACTCCTTGGTCTGATCGGACGCATATCGCAGAAGTGCGGGGAGCATCGGGATGATCTTCTTGGCGTCCTCAACGGCCATTTCTTTCGTTACGATGTACTGCAGCGCGTAACTGAGATACGGGAAGGCCGAGCCGGGACCTTCGATGGGGGCGTCAATCGCGGGACTGGAACCCTGCGGTCGCATTGCCAGGGTCGAGAACCCGACAATCGGCATGACCTGGAAGAAACTCCGGTCCATGTCGCCCTTATACTGGTTGAAGATCGTCGGATAGCGTAACGGCTTCATCGGGGCCGTGTTGGAGTAGATCGTCTTGATGACTTTCGACTGTGCGTTGAAAAACGTCTGGGTATTGACTGAGGCTGCCACGAGCTACTCCCTATTGACCCTGAAGGATGTACTGGCTGTAGACGCCAGTATTCGGTACGACGAGGACCCGAACGCCGGTGTCACCGATGCCGCCCTTACCAGGGCCTTCCGGTTTGGCAGCGATGATGAACGGCGCAGTTGTCAGAGAAGTCCCCTGGCCTCCGCAAATGAAAAACTGTCCGCCGGTATAATCCAAGCCGATAGTCACACCGGTACCAAGCATCGAAGTCGCCCAAGTCGTCGCGGACGAGAGCGAAACTTCTAACAGGTTACCGCTGAGCGTGTTCACATGCATATTGCCCGGTTCGGAACTGAGCAAGTTGACGTTGGCAGCGGTCGACACTTGAGTCGGGAACAGCGGATATTGCTGCTCGCCGTTCTGCGTAAGCGCCGTCGTCAGCGCCGGCCCCCCGAAAGTCGAGTAGGACGAGTGAATCGCGATACCCGCCAGGAGTAACGCTGCCGAAAGCGTCGTTACGCCACCAGTCGAACCCGCAGCGTTCGTGTACTGATACGTTCCGCCACCGCCGGCGGCACCTCGGGTCGCACCAGCCGTTAGTCCAGACGAACCCGGGATGAAGAAGGCGATGTCGTTCGCGAAAATGATGTTTGAAGCGACAACAGGGGCCTGAAAGACCGGAGGCTCGTTATTCGACGCATTTACGAAAATGCTGGGTGCCTGGTACGGGAGTAGTGCCACGCTGTTTGGCTCCTAAAGAAAAAGGGCAGACCTTCGTCTCCCCTAGTTTCTCACGCCTGTCAACAGGTAGCTAGTTAAACACCAGGTCCCGCCACCCGGGCCGGTCAGTTCGCATCTTGTCGCCGCAGTTGCATTGGCCCTGTTCACCTCGGCCCGAGCAGCAGCGTTTGAACGGCAGGTCGTTTTTATCGGTTATCGTGTGGTGCCACAGGAGCGGGTGACCACACTTCACGCAATGACTCTGATTCTGACTAGCCATCGACCACTTTGACCGCAGAATCAGCCTGCACCTGTCCACCGAACTGTTGCAAGTTGCTTGAAAGCTGTGATAACCCCTGGTTCCGTGCCGTTCGCATGATCGCCTGGTCCTCGCGAGCCTTGTAAAGTTGCCGCCAGGCACGCGGACTGACCTTCATTAAGATGAGGTCCCGGATGGCGACGTACTCGGTCGAGCCGATTTTATGCGTCGAGATGGGGACTGCCGTATCGTCACGGATTTCGTCGAGGTCGACCGGCTCGTAGTACCCGGCCCGCACGTTCGCGAAGGTCTGCTCGTCCTTACTGGCTGCCCAGACGTAGTGGAAGCCCGGTTCGGGGGCCTTGAGGTAGTCCTCGGGCTCCTGGAAGATCGAGCGGTGATTGCCTGGGATGAACTCGGCGTCGACCACATCGTAAAGATTACGTGTAATGCCACCAGGCAGAACGACCAGGGACTCCGGCGCGTTGTCCCGCTGCGTTCGGAACTGACGCGTCAGCGTCTCTTGAGCGCGGTTGGCCGACTCCTGGTTCGAAGATTCGAACGTTGGGGGAGTCGAGGGGGGCTTGGTTGCTTCGAAAGCTGGTAATTCGGTTACCGGTGGAACGTCGACATCTTCGAATAGGTCGGGGCCTCCGAGCGACGCCTCGACGACCGAAGCAGGCTGGCGTTGCTTGCGCTGGTAGTAGCCTTTCGGCATTAAAAGTCACCCTTTCCGAGGCCGTATTCGTCTTTCATGACCTGCGCGACGGTCTTTTCGTCCATCGCGTTATCTTCACGCATGATACGCAGCGTTTCTGTCTGTTCGGCGGTCAATTGCTTGCGGCCAGGCCGGAACGGGTTGCCACCGGCCGGTCGTCCACCGCCTCCGCCGTACGACGGAACGCTTGCTCGTCGTTTCTCGACGACGGCCTTGCCGATAGCCGCCTCATAGGCTGCGTCCATCGCTGCAACCTGTTGCTGCGGCGTGAGGCGCGAGACTTCGTTGAGGTTGGCCGAGTCCAGCATCGTCTGGAAGTGCTTCGAGGCAACCGGCCAGTACGGGTCGCTCTTCTTCGCCGACTTGTACATCTCGATTGCCATCTGCGCCTGTCGCGCTGCGACCGGGGCAGCAGCAGCCGAAGCCGTCTGCCGGTTAATGTTCGCGATGATCTCGGTCTGGTCGACCATCGCAGCACCTAGTCCCTTAGTGGCTGCGATTTCATCAAAGCGACGAGCGAGTTCCGCTCGATAATCTGCTTGGGGTGCCGCAGGTGCGAAGGCATACGGGTTCTGCGGTTGGGATGGCTGCTGGGGTATGTTTCGGCGAATTGTTTCCAACTCTGCGCGAACAGTCTCCAACTCCGACGCTTGAGCAAGTTTGAGGCGACGGATTTGCTCTTTGGGGTCGACATCTTCGTCGTCATCTTCATCGGGGACGTTTCCTTTCGGTCCTCCCCCGGTCGGCGTGTCGTCCTGGCTAGGAAAGAGGCCAAAGTCATCTTCGAGTTCGTCGGTTTCCACTAAACCTCACCTGTGCGGCGCTTAATATGATCGGGCAAGTCGATTCCTGCTTCTTCGTAAAGGTGCGTGAGCATTGATCTGACGGCAGCGAGCGCGAGGACATACCCCTTGCGCCGGCCCTCAGATAGATCGTCGTCCTGTAAGAGCGAACGACGCCAAATATCGGCGTCGATGAGAAGCGAGCGGATGGCTGCGCCCCAAAACGGACTCTGCAGCATTTGCCGCATGTCGCCTCTTTGTTCTTGTAACAGGTTCATGGGGGACGACTTCAGGTTCATGAGGGATGACTTCGACGTTTAAGCCGGGGGTCCTGCCTGTTGACCAGGCTGTTGACCAGGTGGTTGTGGAGGTGGCTGCATCGCGGCCTTTTGGGCGTCCTGCTGCATCCCCTGTTGGTGCTTCTGCTGCTCCTGTTGCATCTCTTGCTCGTGCTTTTTCTTTTCGAGTTCCATCTCTTGCTGTTTCTGCGCGATCTCGGCCTTGCTCGTGTCCTGGCCAGCCGTCTGTGACAGTTGCAGCATCATCTGTTCATCGTGGGACGTCTTGGCCGCAGACGCCATCTGCTGGCCCTTTGCCTGGGCCTCTTCGGCGGTGCCGATGATCGAAGTCACTTCGGGGACGTCGAACGTCTCCAGGACCATGCGGGTGAGATTCCAGGTCCGCATAATATCGCCCTGAATCAGCGGGTTCGCCATCAGCATTTGCATCAGCAGCATCATGTCCTGCCGGCGGCCCTCTTTGTCGAGCGGGCCGCCCATGCCGGTTACGCCGAGGTCGTAGTCGAGCGAGTACTGCTCGCGAGTCACGCCGATTTTCTTTGTCTGACCGTAACCGTCTTGGACCGAAGCGTTGAGCACGGGCGGACCGTACTGAAGATTCAGCGCGTGGACGTAGCGGAAAACTTCCCGCACCCACACGCGTAGGCGCGAGGACATCATATCGGCCTTTATTCCCGAGAGGTTGGCGGACTGTTGGGCTGCCTGTTGCGCTGCCTTAGTTTTTCCACCAGCGCCCGGCTGAGGCGGTGCAGTTGACGCGCTGCCGATGATCGACTCGGCCATCGACATGATCTGCTGTTCCATCTCCAGCGTAGATGGTGGCAGGTCGGGCAGAGGGATAATTCCGTAATCGTCAGGTTTGGAGACTTCCACTTCTGCGTCAGGTCCCCAACGACGGTCGTCATCTTTAAAACGAACGTTTCCAGTTTTGTAACGCGGCGGGGACAGGCGCAACTCGCCTTCGTCCATGCGGTGATTATGAAGGGCATTGACTTCTTCTTGACTGTTCCGCAACAGTTCGGGGATGCCATAGCCGAACTCGCGTCCCGGCCGGGGCAGAAGCGATAATTTCTTAAACGGCCGGTTGCCGGACATGTATTGAAAGCGATCATAGCCGAGCATGATGCGCGACGTGTCGTGGAACCAGAACAGGTTTTCTTCGCAGATGCCGTCGCCGTCAAGATCGAACATATCGGTGTGGACGCGCCAAACGTTAATCGGCCCGCGAATCATCTTGCCGACGCCCGACGGCATGGGGATGGCTCCGGGGTTGACGTTCACGAGGTCGGAGGCGGTGTAGGTTTCGGTGCCTTGGGGGTCAGATTGGAGTTCATTCTGACCTTCCTGCACATAAGAAAGCGCCCGCTCGACCATCTCTGCGTCGAGGATTCCACCAGCCACCATCGCGTCAAGGTCGTTCTCGTCAAGATAGAGTTTGCGGAATACGGCCTGTGCGTCATCCACCGAACTAGCCCAAGCCGGGTAAAGCAAAAGGTCACGGACCTCGATGGCTTCAAGGACGGCTCCCGACTGGTCGGCGATCTCGACGTGCTTCGTCATTGGCCGCGTCATCGGGATACCCTGCTCGTCCATCGCCGGCTGGCCCGCTTCGTCTAGGACCGGAACTTGAACTTGGATGCTCTTGCGAACTGTTCGCTCGACCTGGAGAATCTCCATGTACGCGAGGCCGTCGCGCAACGCGAAGTGCAAACAGTCGGCGTGCTGGTGAATCCACCCTTCTTCGGTGAATAGGTCGTTATAATACTGCTCCAGATCGTGCTCGTACATGGTGGAGTCGGCATCTTCGCCGTGAACCGTGTAGAGCCGGGGCAGAAATACCGTGCCGAGCAGCCGCGAATACTGCGAATCGACTGCTGACCGCACGAGCGGCACAAAACTGGTCGACGCGTTCGGCCAGGGCCAGTCGCGCTCTCCGATTCGCATCTCGTAGAGGCCGTTCCAGTAGTCGAGCGAGTTATCGAACTGTGCGCGGTCGCCCCGTACCTGGTCGATCATGAGGCCAAGGGTCTGCCCCATCGAATCCCAATGCTTCTTCGCGTATTTTGGGACGAAATACGCTAAATCGCCCGGTTGGTCGGGCTCCGGCTGATGCGTGAGTTCCCGTTCCTCGGGCATTGGCCGGTCAGGCTGCTTCGCCATTCGTTCCTGTTATTTTTTCTTCGGGACGAACCCACCTGAGTTCGGGACG